ACCTGTCGTATTAGACCTTAAAGCACATCTGCCTATAGCTGTGTTGTTATCTGCTGTTGTGTTACATTGTAAAGCATTATTTCCTAAAGCAGTATTACTTGCTCCTTCAGTATTTCCCAACATAGAGTTTTTACCAACTGAAGTATTATTTGCTCCTGTAGTATTGGCTATTAAAGCCTCTCCACCTACTGCTGTATTGTCTGAACCTGTTGTGTTAGCCTTTAAACTATCTTTTCCAACTGCTGTGTTATTTGAAGCTGTTGTATTATTTCTTAATGCTTCTCTACCGATTGCAACATTACAAGCACCCTCTGTGTTTTGACATAGTGATAATGAACCTACTGATGTATTATAAAATCCTGTTGTGTCATCTTCTAATGCTTTTTGTCCAACAGCTGTATTACCACCAGCACTTGATGTAATTGTACAAAGTGTATCTGAACCAATAGCTGTATTACCATCTGCTGTAGTTTGAGTTTTTAAAGCATTGTTACCTACTGCTACATTTGAAGTTCCTGTCGTATTAGCTTTTAAAGATTCAAAACCTACTGCTGTGTTGTTTGAAGCTGTTGTGTTGTTAAATAAAGCATTTCTACCCATTGCTGTATTGTTAGAACCTGTTGAGTTTAGAACTAAAGAATTAAAACCAACTGAAGTATTACAAGCACCTGTTGTAGTATCTCTTAAAGCACTAGTTCCTAATGCAGTATTTTGTATTGCTGTAGTATTTAGTTTTAAAGCATCTTTTCCAACTGCTGTATTTTCTGTACCTGTCGTATTAGAACATAAAGAATTAAATCCTACTGCTGTGTTATTAGAAGCTGTGGTATTTTTATTTAAGGCATAACTACCTAATGCTGTGTTATTATCTCCTGTAGTGTTTATTCTTAATGCTTGAACTCCTAAAGATGAGTTATTGTTTCCCTCTGTATTACAAGCAGAAGATAAAAATCCTATTCCTATATTTTCTGCTCCTGTTGTATTTTTAGCTAAAGCGCAAGCACCTATTCCTGTATTTTTTGAAGCTGATGTATTAGCATTTAATACTGAATGACCAATAGCTGTATTACAACCACCTGATAAGGAGCCACTAGCTAAAGCAGTATCTCCCATAGCAACGTTATTTGTTCCTGTAGGATAATTACCATCTAGTTTAATAGTACCTGAATCAACCGACAGGTTTCCTGCAATAGTTAAAGAACTAAAACTTACATTCGATGCAAAAGAAACTGTGTTTCCTGCAACTCCAATAGTAATCGTGCCACCAGATTCATTGATGATGTTATTACCTGCTTGGTCTTGAATGTTGTCTACTTTAATAATACTACTCATTTTCTAATACCTCTATTCTAGCTTTTAATTCTTTTATTGCATTGACTAAGTACCAAGTGATGTTGTCAGGATTAACTGTTTTAACTCCTGTAGATTCTTCTTTAACAACATCTGGTAAAATCTGTTCAATCTCTTGTGCAATCACACCTACTTGAATACCTTGTTTATATATTGCAGAATGTTTTGGTAATTCAGTAATTTCTTCTGGTGTTCTATATTCAAAGTTTCTAACTTGTATTTGATTAATTTTATCTAAACCAATTGTATTATCTACAATGTTCTTTTTAATTCTTCTATCAGATGTTGTATTCCAAGATGCTGAATTACTTCCTTGATACATTGCATTACTATTTATAAATCCTGTATTAGAACCTTTACCAACACTACCACTACCATTTGCTCCAATAACCAGTTCATTTGAGTTGCCTGTACCTGAACTTGCAGTAGCATAACCTATATGTATGTTTTGACTACCAGTTTCAAGACGTGAACCTCCACCCCATGACCCAGCTACATTACCTATACCAATGTTATTTTGACCTGTAGTCATACTAGTTAAAGCACATCTTCCCATTGCAACATTTTGCATACCTGTCGTATTAGAAACTAATGCACAAAGCCCTACCGCAGTATTACAATGACCTGTGGTGTTAGAACAAAGTGATTCCATGCCAACAGCTGTATTATCTGATGCTGTAGTATTGGAAAATAAAGACAATCTACCTACGGCTATGTTTCGTCCACCCGTAGTATTAGTAAATAAAGCACTTCTACCTATTGCTGTGTTTTCATCTCCTGTCGTATTACTAGAAAGTGCAATATGACCAACTGCTGTGTTTTTATCTCCTTCTGTATTAGCGTCTAAACTACAAGAACCTACTGCTGTGTTGTCTTCACCAGTTGTATTAGAACGAATTGAACAAAAACCTACTGCTGTGTTATCACAGCCTGTGGTATTACATCTTAATGCGTTTCTTCCTAATCCATGATTATAGCAACCTGAAGTATTAGCACATAATGAAGAAAGACCTAATGCAACATTATTATTACCTGATGTGTTACTTCCTAAACTAAAATTTCCTATAGCCATATTATCGCCAGCTGTTGTGTTAGTGTGCATAGCACAAAATCCAATAGCCATATTATCAGCAGCTGTTGTGTTTGAAACCATTGCACAAGTACCTAAAGCTGTGCCTCTAATACCTGATGTATGACCATTCATAGCAGCATAACCAACAGCAACATTACTATCAGCAGTATTATTAGCTAAAGCATCTCTTCCAATACCTGTATTAAATTGACCTGTCGTAACAGTTTGTAAAGAGCCTTCTCCAACAGCAGTATTGCAAGAACCTGTTGTATTATTAACAAGAGCGCTTTTACCTACTGCAGTATTTTTATTACCTGTCGTATTAGCATTTAAAGATTGAAAACCTACTGCTGTGTTATTATCTGCTGTTGTGTTAGTACATAAAGCTGCTTTACCAATAGCTGTATTGTTTGACCCTGTCGTATTAGATTGAAGTGCTGCTCTTCCAATTGCTATACTTTCTGTTCCTGTTGTATTAGCTTTTAAAGAACAACTACCAACAGCAACTAATTGGCTACCTGTTGTGTTAGAAAATAAAGAACAAAAACCTACTGCTGTGTTATTATTTGCTGTAGTATTTGATTTAAGAGCCAATCTACCTAAAGCAGTATGATTATCTCCTGTTGTATTTGTTTGTAACGCACCATTACCTAAAGCTGTATTATCGTTTCCCTCTGTGTTTGCCTCCATAGCATTACCTATAGAAACATTCCCTGTACCAGTAGTATTTGCTGTCAAAGAAGATTTTCCAATAGCTGTATTAGCGCTAGCTGTTGTAGCAGCTTTTAATGCACAACTTCCTATTGCTAAATTATTATCTCCTGTAGTAAGTGCTGTTCCAGCATGATGACCTATTGCTACGTTGTCCGTTCCACCAGCTTGAATACTATCCAATGCTGTATCTCCTAGAGCAACGTTATTTGTTCCTGTAGGATAGTTACCATCTAATTTTACCGTTCCACCATCAACTGCTAATGCACCTGTAAGAGTTAATCCTCCACCTGGAGCTAAACTTACACCTGATGGAACAACAACTGTATCTCCTGAAGTTCCAAGAGTTAACGTTGTTCCTGATTGCGGGTCTATCTGATCTACTTCAATTTTACTCATTATACGACTACTACCGTTCCTGTTATAGTTTGTGTTCCTGTTACTGTCACGGGTCCTGCTAAAACTCCAGAATCTATTGTTTGATTAAGACTTAAAGTTGAAGCATGGGTTACAACATAAGGTGTTGCATCCATGACTGGCGAAATAGTTTTTTTAGCTGGCAGTGTACAGAAAACAGTTTTTCCACCTGCACCAAAGTTTACTAACGCATCAGAATTAGAAGATGAAATAACCGACTGTCTTGAAAGCGTATCTGTCCCTGCATCCGTTACAGTTCCAATACCAACTTCAAAGTCAGCTGTACCATCATGTACGATTGCATAATAAGTTTGCACACCATCTCCAATACCGGCAACGAATGTTTCAAAACCAGTTTCAGTTCCAGTTAAGTCAATCGTTCCTGTGCCAGTAGTTGTCGTGGTTTGCTTAACCCTATCGTTAATTACAAATGCCGTCATTTACTACTCCAAATTTTATTACGCGTCGCCAAGTCTAATAATTGCACTAGATGAATTAGCAGTTGGAAACTGAATAACGAAGTCACCGTTCGTTGCAGTTTTTGATCCACCGAAGTCTAAAACTAATACAGCCTCATTAGAAGTTCCTTTATAAATCAGAGCGCCTACTGATGTTAAAGTTACAGAACTAAAAGTTGTATCTGCAAAGTCAACATAGCCAACATTACTTGCTACTGCTACACCGTTGTTAGTTAAAGTATTTCCACCTGCTGTATAGTTTGTACCAGATGAAGAAACTTCATTAGTAGTTGTATAAGCAGTTGTTGAAGTACTGAAACCACCTAATGATGTATAGAGTGCTAATTTGAAAGTTGATCCACCAGAATCAAAATCAAACACGCCACCAAGCAGGTCTGTTTTAAAAGAGTCAGGTACTATATTTGCCATTTAATTGTCTCCTTAATTTATTTATGGTGATGGTGATTTTAAAGGAGTTCGAATAGCACCATCTTCCCATTCGTCTCGGCGTCTACGACCTTGTTGTTCGATCGCGTACGATTGTAAAGCTCTTTTGAAAGATCCTTCGTAGTATTGTAACATATCTGCTGGACCTTTCAAGTATCCATATGCTTCTACCAGACAACC